AGATATACCTAAATATACCCATAATATAAAAGTTATAAAAAAGGGTCTAATTGGGGGGGATGTTATAGAGAATACAATGATTTATACCATTATCAGCTACTAGAAACATAATTGATCTAGTTTGGTTTACTATAACCATAATATAGTACAGTAAGAGCTAATAGAGACACTGAAGGTAAGGGATGGTTTAAAGGTTAGGTATAGATTCATTGTAATTCACTAGGGTCCCAGTAAGGGTCCCGATAGATCTACTAAGGAAACCCTAGGGTCCCAAGGTGGAGATATACTAAGGACCCACTAAGGACCTTTAGAGAGCTTACATAGTCCCTAATCCCTTACCTTTAGGACTCTTTAGCTCTTTATACTAGGTCTTATACTAGTCTTCTATAGACTTCTATAGACCCTTAGGGGTATACTCCCTTGAGGTAACTACACACTACATACACAAGGTATATATGAATATAATTAAGACTATTAAATCACACTTAGATGATGGAGACTGTAAGTATTGTCCTATGTACTTTACTATGTCCTCGTTTATCCTTGGGGTACTAGTAGGGTTATTACTATAATTTAATTAAATAAAATCGGAGGATTTTAAGATGGCAAAGAAGAAGACCTATGATGAGATGACCGATGAAGAACGGGCGGCTAGAGGCTGGGGTAATATTACACCCTGGGAGAAAGGTCAATCCGGGAACCCTAATGGGAAGATACCGGGTACACGTTCTCATAAGAATCGATTAAAAGAGAATTTACAAGTATTAAAATGGATGGAAGAAGATCCAGAATTAGCAGAGCTAGTTAATACTTTAGACAATAAAGATATGTTCGATGCTTTGAAGAAGACTGCATTTGCTTTATTTACTCAGGACCCTACAGATGACTCTAAGTACGATAGAGCGTATAAAGCTGTAGCTGAGGATAGAGAATATACAGAAGGTAAGAAAGTTAGAACTGAAATAGATCAGAAGATCACTCATGTAACTGAGATGACTATTGAACAATTAGAGGCTGAGTTAGCCGAATATGATGAGGATGAAGATCCCAAGGAGTAATTATGGAAGAAGTAATAACAGCAACAGCAGAAGTAGATGGTATCTTCGGTTTTATCGTAGTAGTAGGTTTTATCATCTATGTCAATAGAGGGCTTATCGAAGCCAAGTTTAAAGAATTTAAGGAGAAGAAGTAATGAAGGATTTATTAATTTCAGGATTGTCACAAAATGCATTCCCAGAAGTAACACCGTTTGCTGATACATTACAATCAGTTGTCATTGCCGCTACTCCGGTAGAGCAATCTATTACTGTACCAGCAGGTACTGTATATGCTAAGTTTACAGGTGATGCTAATTTCTATGTTACATTCGATGGGACCACTGTGGCTGTTCCTGGAGACACTAGTTCTTCAGTTGATACAGAGAGTGTACTTAACCCAGGTGTAAAGCATATTAGAAATGTAGTAACTATCAAGATTAACGCTGTAGGACTAACACATATTACTGTAGAGTTCTTTAGCTAAAGGAGATTTTAAAGGGATTCGGCTCTCCCTCCGAACTATGACGGTAGGCATAAGAGCCGATAACCTACCACCTAATTATTTTAAGCAACTGGAGGGTTGTATGAATGAAGATAGTAAAGAATACAAGCTTCAATTAGCTAAACAAATTGAGATAAAGAAGGAGATTAAACGTAAGAAGAAAGACTTAGCTTACGCAGCGGACTTTAATATGTTCTCTCAAGAGAGACTAAGTATTATTACGAAGGATGCAGCACAAGGCTATATCCCCTTTAAGTTCAATCAAGCCCAACAGAAGATTCACGATGCTGTTGAGAAGCAATTAAAAGAGAAAGGAAGAGTAAGGGTACTAATCTTGAAGGCGAGGCAGCAAGGAATTTCAACTTATACAGCTGGGAGAGTATTCTGGAAGACCCTATTCACCCCTTATACTCGATCGGTGGTACTAGCACATGATAGTGCTACATCTGATGCTCTATTCACTATGAGTAAGCAATTTATCGAGAGAATGCCAGCAGACGGTAAACCTGAACTAGTTAAGTCAAATGCTAAAGAGATTAAATTCGCACATAATGACTCTGGTTTCAGATTGTATACCGCTGGTTCCCCAGAGGCTGGGCGTGGTACTACACCAACGATCCTACATTGTTCTGAGGTAGCCTTCTGGCAAAACCAAGAGAAGATCCTAGCTGGACTATTCCAGGGTGTATCTAGTGCCGATGGTACTGAGATTATCCTAGAGTCTACAGCTAATGGTGCCTCTGGTCCTTTCTATGAGATGTGGAAGAAAGCAGAACAAGGTCTTAATGACTATGTACCTGTATTCTTACCGTGGCACATGACTAAGGAGTACACGATGGAGCCCCCAGGGAACTTCATTAGAGATAAAGAAGAAGATGCGATATCAGAGCTATACAACTTAAATGATGGACAGCTCTGGTGGAGACGTATGAAGATCGGTGAGAGTGGTACTGCTAAGTTTATGCAGGAGTATCCAGCGACCCCGGAAGAAGCCTTTCAGGTATCCGGTGCTAACGTATTTGATATTGATAAGATCGAGAAATTAGATCTTAAATCTGCAGAGAGTATCCGTAGCTTTAATCCTAAACTTATGGTATGGGATGAGCAACGTGAAGGTCACTTAGAGATATGGAAAGCTCCTTCTTTTGAAGAGAAGTATATTATTGGTGCAGATGTTGCACTAGGTGTTGGTCAGGATTATAGTACAGCTGTAGTTCTTAATACTAAGAGAGAAGTTGTAGGTCTATACCGTAATAACAGGATTGATCCTGCAGCCTTCGGTAGAGAACTATTCTATCTTGGTCGTTACTTTAATAACTCTCTTCTCGCTGTAGAAAGTAATACCATTGGTGTTGCTACTCTGCAAAAGCTAAAAGAGATGAGTTATGTAAACTTATATCATCAAACTAAGATCGGGAGTATCTCGAACGAAGAGGGTATTAGATTAGGTTTTAGAACAACAAGTGCTTCTAAGCCAGCTATTATTGGTAACTTAAAGAACTGGATATTTGAAGAAGAGCTAAGTATTTATTCTACTGCTATTGCTCAAGAATTAAAAGACTACTTGGCAGATGAAAGAGGATCTACTAATGCTGGTCCCGGGTGTCACGATGATACCGTTATGGCACTAGCTATCTCTTGTGAGGTATACAGAACACATATTGATAAGTTAAGTAACGACAGAGTAGGGTTTGGAAATATGTTCATCCCTCCGCAAAACAACAATTGGATTTAAGGAACTATTATGAAAGATAAAATTGAAAAAATATCAGATGAGGCATTAAACGGTCTCATCAACGAAGCTATAAGACAATCAGTCGGCAGCTTTATCGATGGTTCTGAACTATCTGAGGCTCGTGAAGAGGCTATCGATTACTATACACAACAACCTAAAGGTCGATTAGCACCTATGGGTGTATCTAAGGTGGTCACATCAGATACAATCGAGATCGTAGATTCATACTTAGCTGTTATCTCAGAGTTAATGCTCTCTAATAACAAGATTGCTAAGTTTAACGCTATGGATCCAACTCAATCAAGAGCAGCAGGTATTGCCTCAGATATTACTAATCATTGTATCTTTACGAAGAACAATGGTTGGACTGAGTTAAATACTTGGGTTAAATCAGCTCTGTTATTCAAGAATTCTGTTATTAGATGGCAGTGGGATGAGAAGTTTGAGTATAAAGTAGAAGAATATGAGAATGTCAATGCTGAGGAAGTAGATGCTCTAGTTTCGGAGGATGATGTTGAAATTATAGAGATGGTTACTTCATCTGAGATGGTTGATAATGAGATGGTAGAATTCTACGCTCTTGTTAAGATTAGACGTAAGATGGATAAATCAAGAATCAAGTTGGAGAATATTCCACCTGAGTCTTTCATGATTGATCGATCAGCGACTACTATCAAAGATTCAACATTCGTAGGAATTCAAACAGAGATGACCCTTTCTGATTTAAGAGAGATGGGCTTCGACGTAGATGCAAGTTTAGCTGAAGGTGGACAAGATTTCACTACTATTAATGGTGTTAATGGCGAAGATTACAATCGTCAATCTATTAACGGTATTTGGGAGAACTCTGAAGCTGAAGGTATTGGTGAAGCTAACACGTTAATTACGGTTAGTGAAGTGTGGATGAGGATTGATAGAGATGGTGATGGAATTGCGGAATTAAAGCGTTTCATCGTAGCCGGTGAAGAGATATTACTAGAGGAGTACGCTGATAGTATTCCGTTGGCTGACCTGAACCCTATTGAGATCCCTTACACTTTCTATGGCTTATCTATAGCAGATGCAACTAAGTCTGCAACAGAGATCAAGACAGCGATCACCAGAGGTCTTATCGAGAATGTTTATTTGACTAACTACGGACGAATCTTAGCTGATCCTAACGTAGTTGACTTCAGAGCCCTACAAAGCCCTGAGCCGCATCAAATAATCCCTACAAACGGCTCTCCTGTAGCTGCTGTACAACCAATCACACCTGACAACTTGTCTCCTTCTACGTTCTCTTTACTAGAGTTCATGAATAAGGAGAAAGAACAAGCAACAGGTATGACCCGTGCAGCCCAAGGTGTAAACGAGAAGTTGTTTGACTCAGGTAACTCAGCAGGTAAAGTAGCACAAGTTCAAGCTGCATCTCAGAAGCGTATTGCGTACATTGCACGTAGATTCGCAGAGACAGGCTTTAAAGATATGTGTAAAGGTGTATACGAGTTAGTTTTAAATAATGCAGACTCAGTTCTTAAAGACTATGCGTATTATGGTGTTACTTCTGAAGACTTAATGCCTTTAGATAATGTAACCGTTGATATCGATGTAGGTACTAATAGTTCAGCTAATACACAAGATAATATGATGATGTTAGCTAGTCAAGTGATGCCTATGCTATATCAATCACCAGAGACTAAGAGTGTTATTAATCCAAATTCTGGTTTTAATATCGCTAAACAGTTAATGGAATCTATGGGTATCGAGAACTGGTCAGACTTTATTGTAGACCCTAATACCCCTCAAGGTCAACAACAGCAAGAAGCAGTATCCCAACAGGGACAAGCTGAAGCTGAAGAGGCTAGAAAGGAAGGTGAGATCGAGCAACAGAAGCTTATGCTAACTTTACAGAAGCAGATGGCTGATATTCAAAAGAAACAAGCTGATATGGAGCTGGATAGAGAGAAATTCGAGCACCAGAAGGCTAAAGATAGAGCTGAGGTTGCTTTAGAGGCAGCATCAGGTAGACCAACTAAGATTGGATAATTCATAATTCGGAGGTAATATGGATAAAGTAGAACTAGGTTCACACGCTAAGACTATTATAGCTAATAAGGCATACCCTGTCATATTTGATATGGTACGTCAACACTATATGGAGGCGTGGGGTAAAACAAGCTCAAATCAGGAGGGTCTAAGAGAGACCCTCTACAATACCCTTGTGGCTTTAGAGGACGTTCAGCGTCAGATAGCGGCTCTTGCGGTAGCGGGTGATAATGCAGTATTTAATAAGGAAATGGAGGATAAGTAATGCGTGATTTTTTAGAAGACGATATTGAGATGTTCAAGATCGAAGAGTATAACATCTTAAGAGAGATGAGAGGTAGTCGTGGTCATTCTGTAATGGTACGACAACTTTTAGATAGACTTAATAATGTTCAAATAATTCTTGAACGTCTAAGGAAAGAATTAGGTGGTTGTGTTTGCGATGGCAAGTGTGACGGCAAGTGTGGTTGTAAAGACTGTAAGTGTGTACCTAAGAAAGAAACTAAAAAGGCAGTTGTTAAACCAGCTGTTAAGAAATAAATAATCTTGGAGGATTAAAATATGTCGGATAATATCGAAACTACCTTGACTAATAGTCAGGATGTTAAATTGAATATGGTTGACGAAGATGCAATGTTAGAAAACCTTGCGGGCGAGTTTTTTGGGGATGAACCTGAAGAAATTCTACCTAACCAAGGGGATAATGACACAGTGGAGGGAGCAGAAGATGAGGATGAAGCTGAGGCACCTGAGACTGAAGAACTTGAGGGCGAAGAAGTAGAGGAAGAAGATACTGAAGGAGAGGATGGTGAAGACCTACCCGAAGATGAAGTAGAAGAAGACGATTCAGAAGAGTTAGATATGGATTTTATGGTCCCTGTAAAGGTGGACGGTTCAGATTCAGAAGTAACTATGGGTGAATTAATTCGCGGATACCAAACTGCTCAACACGCTAATAAGAAATCCATCGAAGCCAGTGAACAGCTTAAACAAGCTCAAACACTGCAAGAGGAGGCAATTACACTTAAAGAGCAAAATGCTGAGTTATTGAAGGGTCAAGTAGACTCTGATGAACAACAGTTAGCAGCGTATGATCGTAAAATCCAGCAACTTATTGCTGACGATGATATGTTTGAATTACCTAAGTGGCAAGAGGCTAGACGAGCTAAGGCTATGGAGTTGACAGCAAAGAAGGACGAAGCTAAACGCTTAAGTTCTGAAGCTGATACAGCTGCTACTAAAGCTAGTGAAGAAGCTATTTCTGCTGCTAGGGATAATGCGATTGTTACATTAAATAAGGATTTACCAGGATGGCAGGATAGCTACGAATCAGTAGTTAGCTGGGCTGTAAATGACCTAGGTTTTCCAGAGTTTGCTGGCATTACAGATGCTAAGACAATCCAACTAATGTACGACTATAAAGCTCTAAAAGACGGCAAGAAATCTGCTGTTAAGAAG